TTTTCCGCCTCTTTCAACTTGTTCGTGAGGTCAGTTACCATGACTTGAAGATTGGAGACGTACGTTTTTTGTTTCTTCATTTTCAAATCATTTACCTCACTGTTACGAGTCCTGAGTTCATCACGTTCCTTTTTGAGACCCAAAATGATGACTTTCTGTTTTCTAATTTTTACATCACGTGTCTGGAGTTTTTTCTTGACAACCTTATCAATTTCAGGTCCAAGATCTATCGTGAACTTGGAAGCCTTACGGGGTCGTGAGGAAGATTTTACCATTTTACTTAAATTTTACTATTGAAACTTTAACTTAGGCACTTTAGTTTCCGAAAGCGACACCGCCCATACCATTCTTTACACGTAAAATATTGTAATTTACGGCGTACGCGCGAACCATGTTACCGTTCCTGGTGCCAGTACCCGCGAGGGATAACTTGGCAGTATCAATTCGGCTGAAATTTAGGGTTCCAGTTGGCTGGGACTTGTTCATAGTGATGCAGAAAGGCCAAGTGAAGGTGGATACAGTGCTGAGAGCATCTTGGGGGAGAACAGAGCAGTGCATCTCTGGGACAACGTTGTGGTGGAAGGCGGCGGACATATTCTCAAAGAGAGGTGTACCGTTAATGTAGAGAGTGGCGGTATCGAAAGTCCAGTTAGTAGACCACTTGTTGGTATCAGCCTCAGAAGAAACAACGTGGACAGCCTTGACTGGGTGGTTGAAGTAGGTAAGATCAACCTCGGTATCCGCGGCACTCATGAGTTGGTGTTGAGTTTGGGTGAAGAGAATCTCGTGCTCATTGTTGGCGAAGAAATCACGTTCGGGGGTATCAAGGTACACATACGTACCAAATACCTTGACGTTGCTGGGGGCAAACGTACCATTCCTGCACTTCACCCTGATCTCCACATCGTGATATTGTAATCCGACTAGTGGGAGAGACTTAGTCCAGTCATCCGAGAAGAAAAAGGGGAGAACGTAATGGTTCGCTGAAGTAGACGAACCTAACGCATTTTGGGGACACTCATCAAGGGTCAAAGCACAAGAAGCCTTGGCTTGAGTATCCTTGTACAAAAGGTTATGGACACCCTGGATGTAGAGGGCATCAATCTGGGAAACCTTTTGGCCACCAATCCAAAGCTGGAACTCAGTGGTGGTGGAATCATCCTTGTCGAAGAAACCGGTATCGGCGTTACCAACGCCACCGATGTTCTCAGCCTCAATCCACACATAACTCAAGAGATCACCCTTGGTCTTGATGGGAATGGTAACCTCATTACCGCTACCGAAGGTACCGATGTAGTCGAGCCTCTCTGGCTTGATTGCGAAGTTGGTATACCTCTTATAATTTTGTCTAAAAAACGACACCTCGGGCTGACCAGTGATGTAGACGTCCTGGACACCCACCGACACGAGGTCAATTAAAGCAGCTGACATTTATTAGTAAACGATATTAAAATTTTAGCTCAATGTATACATATCGGGATGGGTGTTGAATTTCAAGCACTCACATGGGAAACAGTCGACACGGATGAGGAGCATTTAGTGAGTATTTTTGGTAAGACTGAGAATGGTAAATCTATTTGTGTAACAACTGCGTTTACACCATACTTCTTCGTCAAGCTTCCTGAACATGTCACGCAACAAAAAGTCCAAGAAATCTACCGAGTTCTGGACAAAAAGAGTCCCAACTGTCTGGTTTCGTATTCTATTATGAGGTCAAAGGATGTTTGGGGTTTTCAAAATAATAAGGAATTTTCCTATATGAAATTGGATTTCAAAAATTTAGCGAGCCGGCGTCGTGTTGATTATATGTTGAAGAATCCTATTCAATTCTCCTATGGTACTGAAAGATTCAAAGTTTTTGAGTCTAATATTGATCCCGTACTTCGTTTGATGCATAGAACAGGTATCCAATCAACTGGTTGGTTAAACTCTGGTGATAATTGTGTTCGCACACACTTGGCCAAGGTGAATATTGATCTTTTCTGTAATGACTGGAAAACCCTAAAGCCCGTCGCACGCGATGACATTGCTCCATTTGTTGTGGCATCGGTTGATATTGAGTGTAACAGTTCTACTGGTAAATTCCCGGATCCAGACGTAAGAGGTGACGCGTGTTTCCAAATTGCTATTTCTTTGTGTAAATTTGGTAACGATGAACCCTACGATAAAACGTGCCTTTGCTACAAGAAAACTGATACAAACCTAGAAGGTTCTACTATTATTAGTTTTGATACGGAAAGGGAGATGCTCGAGGCATTTCAGAAGTATATACACGAGAAAGATGTAGACATCATTACTGGTTGGAATATTTTTGGTTTTGATCTTAACTACATTTATACAAGGGCGTTTATTACTGGTTGTAACCCTGAATTTTTCAAGATGGGTAAATTGAAATCACAGACATGTGAGATTTCCATCAAGAAGTTGAGTTCAAGTGCTTTGGGTGATAATGTACTGAAACTCCTCCCAATGAGTGGTCGTTTCATTTTTGATTTGTTCCATGAGGTAAAGAAGGGGTACAAACTTGACAGTTACAAACTCAATGAAGTTTCCAAGCTCTATCTTGGAGATCAAAAGATTGACATGGCTCCAAAGGAAATGTTTGCTCGGTATCTAGAAGGTGATCCCGTGAAACTACGAGAAGTTGCAGAGTACTGTATCAAGGATACACTGTTGCCACATAGACTCATGAAGAAGATGTGTATCCTACTCAATCTCCTTGAGATGGCTAAAGCTACATGGGTACCACTTTGCTTCCTCGTAGAACGGGGGCAGCAGATTAAGGTATTCTCCCAACTTACAAAGAAGGCTCGTGAAATGGGATTTATGGTTCCAACGATTCGCTGGGGACAGTTACCTGAGGAACAATACGAGGGAGCAACGGTTCTGGAAGCCCAAAAGGGTGCGTATTACACACCTATCACTGCCCTAGATTTTGAGGCTCTGTACCCAAGTATCATGATGGCTCACAACCTCTGTTACTCCTCATATGTCATGAATGAGAAGGACTATGGCAACATACCTGGTATTGAATATGAAACGTTCAAGATTGGTGCAAAGACTTACAAGTTTGCACAAGATGTTCCTAGCCTCTTACCGGCTATCCTTCTAGAGCTTAAGCAGTTCCGTAAAAAGGCTAAGAAGGATATGGCAGCTGCGACGGGTTATATGAAGGAGGTATACAATGGTAAACAGTTGGCCTACAAAATCAGTATGAACTCAGTCTACGGGTTTACAGGAGCTGGTAAGGGTATTCTTCCATGTGTACCTATTGCGTCTACTACAACATTTAGGGGTCGCGCAATGATTGAAGAGACTAAGAATTACGTTGAGAAAAACTTCCCAGGTTCAAAAGTGAGATATGGCGACACGGATTCAGTCATGGTTGAATTTGATGTGGGTGACCGTAAGGGTGAAGAAGCTGTTAAGTACAGCTGGGAGATTGGTGAGAGAGCTGCTGAGGAGTGCTCAGCTCTTTTCAAGAAGCCTAACAATCTTGAATTGGAAAAGGTGTATTGGCCTTATTTCCTGTACTCAAAGAAACGTTACGCTGCCAAATTGTGGACGAAGGGAAAAGATGACCAGATGCATATGGACTATATTGATATTAAGGGACTCCAAGTTGTTCGTAGAGATAATACACCCCACGTTAGGGAGGTTTGTAAAGAACTCCTAGATGTTGTATTAACCTCCAGTGATACGGGACCACCAAAAGAGCTTGCGAAAGAGCGCGCAATTGAACTCCTTTCCGGTGATGTATCAAATGAAAAATTGGTTTTGAGTCAATCCCTATCGGATAGTTACAAGGTTGCCGGACAATCTGTATCTATAACAAGTCCCGAGAGCTGTAATATAAATCAAGCACATGTGCAGGTGGTTAATAAGATGAGGCAACGTAAACCGGGGTCTGAGCCACAATCCGGTGACCGTGTTCCATATCTACTCGTAAACACGGGTGACCCTAAAGCTAAGGCTTTCGAAAAATCCGAGGATCCAAAATACGTTGAAGAGCAAAACCTCCCAGTTGATTATAAATATTACTTCATCAACAAGTTTCTGAATCCTGTGTGTGATCTTCTTGATCCACTATTCGATAACACGAAGCAGGAAATATTTGGTGAGTTGATTACCCAATGTAAGCCACCACCAAAGAAGCGTGAACCTGCCCTAAGTACTATGAAGAAGACTGATCTCATCGAGGAATGTAAACGTCTCGGTCTAGATTCCGAAGGTAAAATCACGGATCTAAAAGATCGTATAAAAAATGCCCGTGTTCAGCGAGAAGAAAGTGTTGAAGACATATTTAAAAAATACGAACAAGAGATAGATAAGTCATGAGTTTCAATGAACGAATTACAGATGTACTAGAAGAAGAGATAAAATTGCGCATGGATATTACTATGACCGAATACGCAGAAACGATAGCTAAAAAATATCAGATTTCATTACAGTTACTTTTAAAAGATATTCCATGTGTATCTGCTACAACTACATGTATGGGTACAAAACCAGATGGTTCTAGATGTACTTTCAAGGGTATTCATAACGGGTATTGTGGGAAACACCAAAAACAAGGTGAAAAGATCAAACAGAGATTTCATGAGACTTTTAATGGTCATACCCATGGTCCAGGTCTTAGAAATGTTGCAGGGTGTCCGGCTTGTGAAAGATCTTTTTCGTCTAATAGGCTTATAGATTTAGATTCATTATTAAATAATGAGTAAATCCGATATTCTACTAACATCAATAAACAACTTTTACCGCGAAGAAGACAACCGATCCAAGTTATTGAATATACTAGACAAAACAAGTGGCATTTCATTGAGAAATCTCGAATGGTTTATCACTAATTACGCAAAGAAAAATCATACATCTTATAAGACGAGTGATGGAAAAATATTCACTGTACACTATGCTTATAAATCCAGCTTAGATGGGTACTCGAAAAAGCTTTTCGATCCATTTTGTAGATCCCAGAAGTTTCCTTATTCAGTGCCAGGTACATCTCATGAAATTCATACGACTTTAGCACAGCTAAATTTCATCAAATGGTGTATCAAGAATAAGATTATAGATTATATCAGGGATCATAGGAGTTCCTTGTTTAATAAGCAACAGGTTGTATCCGCCCCTCTTCAAATATAAATGTTTGATAGCCGGTATAATACATGTGGAGAGCATACGTATTTGACGATGTATCCACCTTGGTAGTATCTAGATTCACTTCAATATTTGTTTTATCGGATTGAATCTGACTAAAATCCAAGTTCCCCGATGGCTCCACATTGATCGGATTCATCGAGAAACTGTATGTATAGATATTCCTAATAGGTCTAGATAATCTAGATCTGTAAGGAATTAGATATTTGAAATAGTTGTGATTAGTATTTGTGACATTTGGCATTTTAGTTCCATTAATGTAAAAACTCGCATCTTTCATAATGGGGTTGAAAAAAGTTAACTGATCATCAAAGCT